GAGAAGACTACTGTGCTGTCTGGTCGCATTACGCAATCTTCGGCAGGCACACCAGCAACAGTCAGAAATGTCGAGAGAGGATCTTTCTTATCTCCACGAACACGGCGTATGTAATAGCTGCTATGTCGAGCATGAATACCAGAGGCAGAGTCAACAAGTTGAGACACAGTGCCGCTAGGCTTGACACAAGTGATAGCAGTAGACCTAGGGATGCCCAGACTATCTGCAAACTCAGAATTGGCATCAATGGCGATACTTCGTAACTGTCTAAGATTCTCCGCAGTGCTTTCATTAACCTCGCCCATCCAGTGATTATCTAAGATACCTGTTAGTGAGACACCCAAGAGGCGCTCTTCTTCTGTGTTCTTTTGCCAGATCTTACGCAGATACGGGAAGTGTGTCATCGTAGACTGGAATGTACCTAAGATAGTGGCAATGCGTACCTTGCGTGCCAATGACTCTACGGTGTCTTCTGCTCTGACGACAACTTCAGTGAGATTACAGAACTGGTACGGTCTAAGTATGATTTCAGAGCAGGGATTAGTTCCGAAATCATAATTCTTATCCCTTCGTCCGTTTTTTCCAGCCTGAGCAATCGATGCTGCTCTTGAGAAAATCCCGCGTTCTCCAGAATGAGAGTTGTAGAGGCTTGTCCATTCTTGTAAAAACTGTCCAATATCTGGTTTAGTGTTATAAGTTGCTGAGTTGTTAGCCAATGCTCGTTGGCCGTTGTGTTCCCACCATTGTCCTGATTTTGCATTCCTCATCCTATCGTCTTCTAAGTCTGACAAAGAGATCATTGCTGATCTGCGTACTCCACCCACAACAACAACTTCCCCGATCTTGCACAGAATATCATGGCATTCGAGCGATGTAAGTTTCCTACCTGCGGCTGCTCTAAATTTGGCAGTAGTGAATTTAAAAAGTTCATCCAGAGGTCCTGGTCCAGAGGCACGTCCACCAAAGGTTTTGAGCCTTGCTCCTGCAGGTCTAATTCTGGATAAGTCATACCTTGCCACTTCCCCAGAGTACAGTAAAGCGATGAGTTGGCGTAATGCCTTTGCCCATCCTTCTTTCGAATCTGCAACCGAAATAACAGTTTCAGAATCAAACAACTGGTCTGGGACTTCAGGTAACTGATCAACATATTTGTGCTCCACAGAAAAGCCTACGCCAGTACCACAGAGTAGGATATACATGGCCTCATCAAATGCCTTTGGGTCATCGATGGGCAGATAGCTGCAGTTGTAGCCAGCAGTGTTGTCTCGCTCCAGTGCCTTGCCAGCGGTCATAATAGCACGCATGGACGGCATCACTTCCAAGTTTAGGATAGCATTTTTTATTTCATCATACAGTGCATCAGGCATCTTATAGTCGTGCTTCTCTTTTAGGTGGTTGTCTATGAAAGCACAGTACCGAGCCACTGTCTCATTCCAATGCTCACGCCTGCCAACATCAGGCAGAAAACGGCTATAGCGACTTTTAGCAATAAATTCTGAGTAGTTATTCATCTAGGTCAATCTCCAATTCTTCAAACTTGTCTTCAATCTTATCAGCAAATCGTTCAATGATTTCTTCTGACGATATGTTCAATACCTCCAGCAATGTTATTTCATCTAGCTTCGCCATCCTTTCCATTATGTCCCTCAGTGTCAATGACATACTTACCCCTTATAATAAATTTCTTTAATCTTGTCGTAATTCGCAATTGCAAACTCTAGATAGTGCTGTGCCTTCTTTAAGTCCTCAATGCCGTTCTTTCTGTTGTGCCGCTGCACATACTTTATCACATTACATAGCCAGGGGTCAAGCTCCCAATCTAGGAACACATCCCAAGGCTGGATTGCTGTTTTGTAGTGATTACCTCCTATCTGTTTGTTGGCAAGGTAGTCAGCCAATGTTTTATGTTGCTGCTGCGACATCGGCGTGCTCCTTTATTGCTTTGGTGGATTTGGACCAACTTCCGCAATTCGTGCATTGGAATCTTTGGAAGGTTCCTGTGGTTGTGTAGGAGAAGCCTCGTTTTTGCAGTCGATTGCTACCGCAGTTGGGGCAACCGTCACCTCCGTAGAGGTTATGGTTAGGATGAGACTTAATCCAAGGAAGCAGACGATCATAAACTTTCTCCAATAACACAACATCCTGTTTGTTGTACTTCTCCATTACTTTCCAAGCAGCAGGATCTTTGTTCATGCACTTGACCCAAAGCTGATAGCCTTCATGGTCAGTTTTCTTTCCTAGACCCAATCTCTGTGCGATGTAGTCAAGTTTGTTGCTAGGAAAGCGAAACTCTTTACGAACTACTCTCAATAGGTCAATCTGTTTGTATGGCGCTGGTGGTGCTAAGTGCTGAAGCAAGAACTCTTTGTTGAGCACTGGGATGTCAAACCGAGTTCCGTTGTAATGAACAACTGCGTCAGCCTCAGAGATAAGATCGTGGATCTTTCGCAGCATATATTTAGGCTGTGTGTTGTGTACGGAAGAAAACATAATCTCCTTCTTGCCGTGCCACTTAGCAGCCCAACACAGAACATAGGAAGACTCTAGCAAATGCTCTGGGCTAATATACTGATCTCGAAGGCCCCAGATGTGTGCAGTGTTGGGGCTTGTTTCGATGTCTAGCATTAGTAGTTTCAAGATTGCTCTTCCTCAGTGTAGTCAAAGTCTTCATCGATTTCTTCTTCTTTCTTACCGAATGTCTCAAAGCCACAGTCGGCATGAAATCCAAAACGATCTTCAACTTGGACCTTCTTTGTAACATCAACATAGCCAGTACTCTCTAGGAACTTGACAAACTGATACAGCACCGGAACCCAAGTAACAGCATCGTCAAACTCGTGTTTTGCCTTGATTGTGGTTGTGTTGGGCCAATCGCCGCTGTCGCCAACATATTCAATATCTTCGTATGTAAATTTAAAGGTTTTCATTGCTTCTCCTCAGTAGGTCAAAAAAGTAATTACAGTCTACCACAACCAGGGGCTTATCTCTGTTTTGCTTGATGACGAGGACTGGCTCGTATCCTCGACTGTTGTCCTTCGCTTGTTGATAATGTCCATATACAGAGATTGTTGCTCTGGACTTGCATTCCACACTGATTGGTAGCTTCCGTCTTGCTGCTGGACTAAGAAGCAGGTCTTCCCCCGACACGCCCATGCTAACTGAACGAACATCGTCAGGCTCCAGTCCGAACTTTGCGATTATAAGGTCTCTTACCGTTTGCTGTAGAACTCTTCCCTTTGCTTTCGCTGATGATGGCTTCAATGTCGATTTCCTTCCTTGTTTTAATCCACGACTTCGGTATGTGCATCCTAGCGTTGCTGGAGTCCATGCTGACCGTGCTGGCGACACAGACCGCATCGTCTGCCTCTGAGACAACCCACCCAATCGTGTAGCATTTGTGGATCTCTGTTTTGGTGCTTTCTTGCCAGCCTGCATCTGCTACTGCATCAACCCATTCAATATAAACTATCGGGGCTTTTTCCAGACCTGATTTGGTTTTCTTCGAATCCATAATTTTCCTTAGTAGTTGTCAGCATTGTGTCTAATTCTATGACAGTTTGCACAAAGTAAATCACACTTTTCAATTTCTTTTATTATTTTGTTCCAAGACCGATGAAGCATTGTTTTAAAGTTATTATCTTTTTCTTCTGGATTTCTATGATGTAAATCATAAACTGAAGGATGAAACACTCCACCGCAATCATTACATTTACCACCAAAATAATCTATTACAAGTTTTTTATTATTTCTTATCCTATCAAGTACTTGTTTCTGTCTTTTTTGTTTATTTTCAACTTTCTTATGATACCACTCATTTTCTTTTTTGTTTTTACATATTCTACACCAAGATTGATAACCTTTTTTTGTGTGTTTTGATTTATTAAATTGTAATATATCTTTTTCTTCTTTACATTTAGAACATATCATCGAGGTTTCCTCCAAACCTGATTTGGTTTTCTTCTGATCCAAAGCAACGAAGCCTGCTCCGTTAAATAGGTTTCATCATTGTCGTATGC